CCATTAGCAAGTTCTATGTTTTGTGCTTGAATTTGCTTTGTGATGTCCAGTCTTTTTCTCCTAGTTTCCTTGTCTTTCTCTGTTGCATCCTGCAAATATTTTTTGAATTCATCATCACCTTCTTCTGCCACCATGAATTTTAGAATGCTCCCTTCTATGGCAATACTTCTCCTTTTGTAGAGATCCAAAAGACAATCTCTCGTAATTTTATCTATCTTCATTATAGTTTATTTGTATACCTTAAAGGGTGAGGTTCTATTTACAAATCCGGAATAATCTCTTCTGAATTCTTCCAGTCTTGGTTCTATGTTATCGGACTTTATGATCCAGAATTGAGCTCCAGCTTTCACTGCTTTAGCCTGTTCTACTGAATCATTAGATGATGATATAATTCCAATTACGACGCCATCGCCATATTCGAAATTTATTTTTCTGACCAATTCAATGCCATCGAAGGAGGATCCGATGATATTAAGATCAACAAAAACACATTCTGGCTTTTCTGCTTTCCCATTCATGATTTTTCTGAATAGTTCAGCAGCTTCATCTGAGCTTGATATACATTGGAGGCTCAAAGATATGTCCAGAAGACTACATGCGTCTTCAAAAACAAGATGGAAGAGATCCTCGTCGTCAACTAATAGTATAGAGTCTATCATTTTTCGGTTCATTTTATTTTAATGGAGATTATGGTTCCACCAGATTTAGATTTTTTACACGAAACATCGAATTCATGTTCATTTAAAATTGCAACGCAAATATTTAGGCCAAGTCCGGATCCACTTTCAACCTGATCTTTCTTTCTAGCATATGGCTTAGAAAGATTATCAAAGTCTTCCTGCGTCATTCCCCTTCCATTATCCTCAACATTAATAACGTTTTCGGTTTTATATATCTTAACGCATTTCGTGGAATTGTCATTATATTTTAATCCATTTCTTATAAGATTGTCTATTGCTGTGCAGAATAGCGATTCATTAACTTGGGATATGCCGAGATCTTCTATAATTACCGAATCTGAATATGATGTTGAACGTAAATAGTCGGCGAGTATACTTTTCAAATTAAGCTCTTGAGTTTCCAGAATAGTGTCTTTTTTAACAAGATTAGTAAACTCATAAACCCCTTTATAAACCTTTTGGGTGTGTGAAAGACCTTCTTTAAGAAGCCTAAAAGGCATATCAAGTTTATACTGCTTCATCAGCTCAGGGGTAAGTCTTCTTTCCAGAGAAGAAATTCCTCTGGGAATATAAGTGTTGATTCCACTGTGCATATCATGTCTAAGAATCTTTGCTGCATGTTCAAGATACGCGTTCTTCTTTTCAATCTCCATTTGCTGATTAACACTTTGAGTAATGTCAGTAGCAATTTTCATAACACTGTAAGGTTTACCGTCTTCACCAATAATAGGATTGTATGTTGCCCGTAGATAAACTAGCGTTCCGTCTTTTTTCTTTCTAACTATATCCCCACTAAAATAGTTACCGGCTTTTAAGGTTTTCCAAAAATCGGTGTAACTTTCTGACCCCTTTTCTTCATCAACAACAAAGATACTATGATGCTTTCCGACCAATTCTTCTGAGTTATATCCCATTGTCTTTAAGAAAGCAGAATTTGCGTACATGATTATGCCATCTAGGCTAAATTCAATAACAGCATTTGAACGATTGATAGCGTCCATTCTATTAGAAAGCTGTGATTCTTTACCTTCTATGATGCTTATTAATTTGTTACTTTCTTTTACGGAATATGAAAATGAATAAAGAGACGAAAGTATTTGAGCAAAGTGAATCTCTTCAGTTTTCCAAGATCTTGTTGTTAAACTTTCAATACAAAAAACACCTATTATTCTTCCCCTGTGCCATATTGGAACATTCAGCATAGACTTTATTCCCAGAGGAATTAAGTATGAATTGAGAAAACATGAGGTAGCCGGATGGGATTCTGCATCGTCTGCAATAATGGGTTCGTCACCATTAAGATAAGAAAAATACTCTGGATAGTCTCTTTCAAAAAGCTGCAGCCCCTCGTGAAAAAGACCTGTACTCTTAATGTAGATTTTATCACAAACTATTCCATCTCTATCGGAATTATAAGTCCAAATTGATGCTCGATCCACACCTAAAGAATCAACAACTTCTTTGGTTATTATCATGGATCCAGCGGCAACATTCCCTGTATAAAAAAGTTCATTTATGGAATGTTTTACTAGTGTAGAAGTTAATTTTCTACAATATGAGGAATCATACATTCAGTATTCTTAGTTATGAATGTATATATCAAAAATCACTTTATAATAGTAGAAATTTCTCCAGCGACTAGGCTTTTTCTCTATTTTATAGGATTTAGGCTTTTCCTGCCGGTGTTTGGCTTTGGGATTGCCCTGGCCTCTACCAACTCAGATTTTGTCTGCATACTGGCTAGCGAACTTCTGAGATTTTGATCTCTGAACTTTGTCATTTTAGTACAGGTTTTATTTATTAATATTTGGTAGCGGGGGTGGGGCTCGAACCCACGACCTCCAGGTTATGAGCCTGGCGAGCTGACCAACTGCTCTACCCCGCAATGTTTATATTTTGAGTGCCAATACAAGTCCTGTTATCTCGGATGGTTCTGGGCCGGGCCCGGAGCGGAAGACGGGACTCGAACCCGCAACCCCCGACTTGGAAGGACGGTGCTCTACCAATTGAGCTACTTCCGCTTATTCTTTCTAGCCAATATGTCAAAGAGCTTGTCAATTATTTGATTGACAGTGCAAACGTAAAAAACTTTTTTGAAAGAAAAACATTTACATAAAAAAACCGGGATTTTTTAGGTCCCGGTCTTTCTGTTTATTTTTATTCGTGTCAAACGACGACGAAAAAAGAATATTCAGGATCCGGGCAATCATATCTTCTCACCTCCCCTAGAGATTCACCTATCGTTATAGAGGTTCTAATGTCTTCATCACCATCGGGAATTAGAACATATAGGAAATCATCCCAAGGAGAATCTGATGCTGTGTCGAAATCATCAAATGGATCATTATCGTCATCCAAGTCATCGTCCCATGATTTAGAAGATGCTTTCCCAAGGGCTGCTCCAAACTCAAAAATGTCTCTCTCTTGAGATTTGAGATCCTTAAGATCGGTATAGATTTTAACTCCCATTTTGTTTTTGTTGTTTTGGTTTTATCCGGTTTTTTTTTAAAAGTTTCAGAAGTATGTATCTAAAACTAAATTTTTCCCTCCCATTAATAAAAATATCAGTTTAGGGATCTCCAAAGGTGCATTTATTTTATGTGAGATTATGTTTTTAACCCAGCTGAATAAAAATCCATTATTCTCTTCCTTTGTCTCTCGCTAATCTCCTCGTTCTTCTGCGTTTTGAAGTGATGATGATTTCCCAATCCGGTCATTCCCAGGTATTGTTCAATCGCTTGGGAATCAAAATAATTGAAAATCTTGATTCTGGAATCTATCCTCCCACTTTTATCAATCAGAAAATCCGAATTGGGAAGATTGTGATTGTCAAACAGATGAGAATTTTCCTTGTTTAAAAATAGATCTAGGAATTCATCAAAGTTGCTGAAAAAACGAATGACTTCGGCTTTTCTTTCTCTGAGCCAAAAATATTCAGAGATTGTTCTCTCAACATCAGGTCTTAACACAGTAAATATCTTATCAGTCAAAACCCCGAGATCGTTCAGCTCCCTAAATGTGCAGTGCTGTGGGGTGTGACCATTTATGAAAACCGATCCGTTATCTGAGTAGAGAGACATTCTTTTGCCGCATTCTCCCATAAAAAATTCAACGGATGTCCCGCCGGATTTGGGAATATGTATAAAGGTGTATTCGTTATTAAATATTGGCATATTTCATTCAGATATTTGAACCCCGGTGAATTTGAATTCACAGTAAATGTTCATTTCTATATATGCAGAAAATATAAGAGGTCTTTACGATCGCTTGAAAGCAATTTTGTTTTAGAGCAGTAGAGAGTCCATCTCCACATTGGCAATGTGGTGTAATAGCCATTATACGACTACTGCATTACTGGTAGTACCTAGAGGATTCGAACCTCCATCCCACGATCCGTAGTCGTGTGTTCTAATCCATTGAACTAAGGGACCATCGTATTCTTTCCATTGGTTCCCGCGATGGTTTTTCCATGATCTGTTTTCCCCTGCCTTTACTGTTTCCTTCTGGGCCACAATATGCGTGGTAAACTCCAGCTCTTCTGCAGCAAATGTAGCAGTACTGATCTGTGTTTTTAAGAACCATCGTGTAGGTTCTGCTGTCTGAAGCCTCGCTGAGACTCTTTCTCTTTTTGTTTTTTCTCATTGGAATTAGGTTTGTTTACCTAATGCACATATTCTGTTTTTTTCATTTCTTATCTTTTTTGGTAGTTCCACCCAGACTCGAACTGGGATTAGAAGTTTAGGAAACTCCCGTTCTATCCTGTTGAACTATGGAACCATCTTATTTTCTTCCCTCCGCCAGAAATAACTCCTCGTTTCCCCTTAGCGGGATGATATTATATCCTATATTCCCAGATATTGGAAAGAATTTCTATATTAAATTTAATTTTCAAAATGATGATGACATATTATAATTTTATGTCCAAAAAACATTTTTTCATCTTTTCTTAATGAAGATCTACTAAACAGTCCGTAATAATATGAGTGATAGGATAATTTACATAATAATAATTTATTGCTACCCAATGCAAAAGGTACTAATGTAGGTTTATGCTCTAAAAATTTTACGGTTCCTTCTAAAACACCTAGCCAATGAGGATGTAAAATATCATCAATAAATACAATGCCTTCATTATTAATCATTGTATTTGCGAGTTTTAAGTCTGATATTGTATGTTCAGCCGTGTGTCCGCCATCTATTGAAATTAGTTTAAAGCATCCAGCATATTTTTCTAATTCCTTGCATAATTTAATATCAGTTGAATCAAAATTTAGTATTTTAGTATTTTTACCTTTATGAACGTCATATTTAACTAAATTATCCTTAAATATCTCTAAATTCCCATATCCTGAAGAATCTATGTTTAAATGTTGATTCGAAAAAATATCAATAGCAATGCTAGTTTCTTTTTCATCAACCAAGCTGTTTAGCAAACAATAAAATTTACCATGATGTATACCTATTTCTAAACAACCACCATTCTTGTTAATTTCGGCTTTATCTAAAAGATTAAGAATATTATATAATTCATTATTACACCAGCCGTGAATATTTTTAAATCCATCATTATAATATTGATCAATTAATTTCATAACTTACATCTTTACATTTATAGTACGCCTTTTAAGGGAGTTTCTAGGTTTAACTGCGTACATACTATTTGATTTTGGTAGTCCTGGAGGGATTCGAACCCCCGACCTTGACCTTGTAAGGATCCTGCTCTGAACCAACTGAGCTACAAGACTATTTTGGTAGCGAGAGGGGGGCTTGAACCCCTGACCTCCGGGTTATGAATCCGACGCTCTAGCCGGCTGAGCTACCTCGCCATAATGATCAGAGAAAGGTTTCAAAGAATCTTTTTAGTGCTCTACCACTGAGCTAACGTCCCAGATAATTTTCTTATTGGTGCGCCCGGCAGGATTCGAACCTGCGACTCCCGAGTTAAAAGCTCGGTACTCTAAGGGTTTCCCTAAACCAGCTGAGTTACGAACGCATTTGGTGGGAGCAGCAGGACTCGAACCTGCGAAGCCGTAAGGCGGGGGATTTACAGTCCCCTGCAATTGCCGCTATGCGATACTCCCAAAATTGTCGGCCAGGAAGGATTCGAACCTTCACCCCCCGAAGGGACCAGTTTTACAGACTGGCGAGCGGACCAATTGCTCAACTGACCGAATTTTTGCTCCCCGGGCAGGACCCGAACCTGCGACTCCATGATTAACAGTCATGTGTTCTAACCAACTGAACTACCGAGGATTGTGTGGGAGCTGGTGGAGGGAGTCAAACCCCCGTACCTGGTTTTGCAGACCAGTGCCTAATCCCTCGGCCACACCAGCATTATTTTTAAGTTCCTCTAAGTACCTTAGATTCCTCTTCAATTTCTTTCGTTCTAAGGTGTTTTCGAAGTCTTTAAGGAACGATCCCGGGATTACTATGCCCTTTCTCTTGGAATTGATCTAGAAGCTCGTCTTGAGTGAATAACCAATCCGTAATTCCATCAGTCCACTGATCCAGCCATAGCCCCAGCTTTTCTTTCCTATGATGACCGATTGAAGAACGTTAGGATGTCTTGATTTAATGGTCTTTCCCTTGAATTGCCCATCATCATACATCCTAAATCCCTCTCTCGAATCTGGTCCATTTGGATCATATTCTACGTCTACGGGAGATCCGCAGAAATCCAATAGTCCCTTTCTTTTTGACATCAGAAAGAAGTTGAATTTTTCGTGGAAGCCCTCTGAGTATTTTCTGAGTCTTCTCTGATGTCTTGTTCCTATCCTTCCGGATATTTCTCTTAGCTTCTCTTGCTTACTGCCCCCATGGTGATTGTTTTTTATTTGTTTTTAAATAGTGGAAGCTATGGCGGACGATGCCATCTGATTTTCTGAATGCAAATCAGACGCTCTCGGCCAGCTGAGCTACGTCTCCAAATTAGTAGTCGGAGCGGGACTTGAACCCACGACCCCCGCAGTATCAGTGCGGTGCTCTAACCAACTGAGCTACCCGACTATTTTTTTGATGTTCTACCCCTTTTCCATCCTAAATTCAAATATTCTTCCAGCCGATCCTTTTTTATTTTCTTATCGAAATTTCCGTCGTTTATCCATGCCGTATTATATTGAGAATTTAATTCGCCCCTTTGATTTATTGAATTGGCAGAACCTATCTTTAATTTAGAATCCTCTTTGTGGGTCTTCCCGGTCCAATCTATGGCTTTTAGAATTTTTTCCCTATATTCTGTATTCTTCCATAATTTTTTTAAGGTACTTGATGCAATATCTTTTCTTCTTTTATTATTTTCTGGAATTTTCCAATATACCTCATTTAGATGTTTACATTTATCACCTCCTATAGAAACACCAGTGCAGCACCATCCTTCTCCTCCCAGTTTTATATTCATGCAGAGCGGGTCTTTCAGTAGATTCTCGTTAATGATATTTCTTTCTCTTTCTACTAAAGCTTCCCTGGCGGTATGAAATTCAATGATATCTTTTCTGTGGGCATCTTTGCCGTGCTTCTTGATAGAATTTTTAATTATCTTTCCCCCTCCCATATAACCATCTTCTAAGTTACTAGTGGAGTGCATTCCAATATAGTATCTGTTATTCTTAAGACATGTTATCTTATAGATGTAATGATACTTGTGTGGTTTTCTTGCCATATTCGTACGTTACTTAGATTATATATCCAAGTAACGGTACGAAATAGGGGCTGCACGAGTGGAGGGATTCGAACCCCCATCGACGGTTTTGGAGACCGGTATGCTACCATTGCACCACACTCGTGTTTAGGAACCAATATGTCAAAGAACTTATATGCACTTTTTCGTGCATGTTCTGTGGTGCCTCCCGGTTTCGAACCGGGCTCTCAGGATCTTCAGTCCTGCGCTTTCACCAGATTAGCTTAGGCACCATATAAAAATAAAAAACCCGAATCTTTTTGAGATCCGGGTTTAATTTCGTTTTATGAATTGTCGTTTAAGTCATCAATACGTTTAACTCCGGATCGTCAATAGCTTTATAATTAAAGGCACAGATCATATTCCAGCCTTTAATCACGGCAGCTACTGCTTTGTTAAATCCTATGTTAAACTTCTTTTTCATTTGTTGTTTATATATCAAGTTAGATAAAAGTTTTTCGTTTTCTTGAAATTATTTCCTTTTTGTTTTACAAGTGCAAATGTATGAATTCCTATCTAAATTAAAAAAATAAAAGTTGATTTTTTCTGAAAAAATTTTAGATCGACTCTATAGCGATGGATTTAAGAGACCAAAGATCTCCAAAAATTTCATCCGTCATTTTTTCATATTTTCCAACTGCTGAGTATTCTCTTCCATCAGTTGCAGTTCCTTCGACTACTCCCATTTTTCCGAATCCTTCTCCAGAAATAGGCTCGAGAGATCTTGTCAACTCGATGGTGATGTATTCTCCATCCTCATTGGTGAAAACTGCGCTATAATCTGCATCTTCGCTGGATTTCATTACCATGAAATCTTCCGTCTCCGTAGCAAATTCAGTTGCTACCCCACCTACTTCATATTCAGAAGGCATGAATTGTCTGAACTCTTTAAGGTGTTTTAGTTTTTTGGCTTCTTTTTTCATTAGTCAAATTATTTATGATCTTCCCTGGCCTCTATACTTTTTCTTATAGTGCTTGGATAATTTATTGTTACTAGATTTCTTCTTGGATATAACTCCAGGATTCTTTCTTTTGGGTTTAGCTCTGTAAGAAGCTGAATAAGTTACCGCACTTTTAGATTTTGCCATTGTCTTTCCTTTGGTCAATTATATATCCAAAAGAATGGCGAAATCTTTTTTAGTGCTCCGCCATCAAATTCACCTTGGTCATTAAAGCTCCTATGGCATCCTCGAGGTTATTAAACAGTGGAATGTTTAATCTCGTACAGAAGATGTCGACATTTCCCTTCCTCCAAAATCCTTCAGGGCAGCAAACTATCATTTTACCTATGTTCCCATATGCTCCCAATTCCAGAAGAGAGATTGGGCTTTTGGTTTGAGGTGAAAAATACATGAAAATAATATCAGCCTTCTCGAGGTGATTCATTTCCCAATTAACCTGATAGTTAAATTGTGGGTCCGATTGCTCTTGAACCCACGAAGAATCCCAGTCATCCCTCCTTGGGTTAAATATCTCAACTTTATATTTGCTGAGCTCATTTTCAATTCTTTCCTGCCAATTTTCGGCCATTCCCATTTCGATAGAGCCAGCTAAAAAAATCCCAGGACAATCGCCCTGGGATTTAATTTCTGAATTTGGTTTAATTATTCTGTGCATCCTAGCTATTGATTTGTTCATCAGAAGACTTATTTTTTGAAGCTTCGGCTTTTGATTCGTCTTCTTTCTTTTTAGATCTGATCTGGCCTAAAAGTTCCAAGCCTAATAGTCCATTGATTGGTGAGGCATCGCTGCCGTTTCCGCCAGTGATCAGGATTTCAGGAATGATCTTGATCTTGTTAGTACCGATAGATTCAGTGAAAGATTTATTCTGTTATTAAATGAGAAAGCTCGGAGGTTCTTTTGCGAATCTCTGTCAGGGAATCCTGGTTGAAAAATTTACCATCCTCGTAAATAGTCTGTAAAAGTCCGGTGGCTTCTTGTTCTGGTGTGCACTGGGTTTCAACGTGGAATCCATGTTTCATAAAGAAAATCTGTTCCCGTTGCCAGCATTTTTTTGTGGACAATTTTATACCATCGGTATAGTAAGGAGATGTTGCTCTGAATGTTCTTTTTAGCTTTTGCATATTATATTGTTTAAGAGATTTTTTCTAATCTTTTCATAGTGAGATTCAAAATGGATAGGGATTCCATTAAACCTCCCCTATCATCCAGGAAAATATTTGCATACACCTTAGAGTGGTTACCAAAAGGGAGTTCAACTGGGTTCTTATTAACCGAGTCCACTCTGATCCCTTTTTCCGTGAGATATTGGGTCATATACTCGAATCTGTGGGGTTTTCCCGCGGTGAATATGACAAAGTGCGCTCCTATGGCTTGAGCTTTTATAATGAGATCTATCACCTTCTGAAATTCGAAATCATTAAAGCTCCAGGGATGAACAGTGTCATCAAAGTCGCAAGCTATGATGATCTTTCCATGCTTTTTCCATTCTTTTTCCAAACGATCCACGTATCTCCATGATTCGAGATGGATGGATTCAAATGGACCGATTGGCAGCCAAATTTCTTCTCTATATTTTGCTACAGTATCAGCCAGAGCTTCCTCCGCCTTTTGTGATTCCGATTTTTTCCAGAATTGCCACCATTTTCTTTTCCCGCCCACGGGAATTACAAATTTCATTACGCGATTCTCTGTTTCTGTAAGTGTGGATCCAAAAGGGTGACTTTTTTGAAATTGCAGCTGTTAATAATCTGGGCCAAGACTTTAACGGAGAGTGGTTCGCCCTTCGACATAACCCGATCCTGACGGGCATAGGGAAGATATGGCATGTAGAGGCTGATCTCCTTGTGGCCTGCTCCCTCCAGTGCATCATTTGACATAACCACCTTCATGAGATCTGCTGAATTATTTACTCGATGTACGATTGTGACCGGTTCGTAGGGAAAAAATTCCTTTAACTTAACATGGACTTCTCCGCCAGAGAATATGAATGACTCGTGCTTGATCTCGCTGGTGCCCCAGCTGAATGGTTTAAAATTGGGGTCTAAGTTGAGGTATAACATTTGCTCCTATTTTTATAGGTGCAAATATACGGGGATTTTTCAGAGAAAGAAATTATACTGAATAATTTCTCAGAATAGCTCCTTTTTCCCTGAACATATTCTGATTGACTCTAGTGCCATCTAGAGGATCTCCATTAGGATCCTTGTGTAAAACAATAACATATTCATCGGGAACTATGACATACATCTGTGATCCATAATAAGTGACCTTATCACCCTTCTTTAATTGGGATAGTGGAAATGGTTCTCCATAATTCTTTAGAAATGGTGAATATGGATTAGTTGAATTCATATGAACCCCCCAGCTCTCGAATAGACTAAGATGTTTCATCCTTATTTTTTCTTTATATATCTAACACTCATTAAAGTGGACTCAGGATATCCCTGAGCACTAATGCTTCCATAATCTGTGAAGTAGTAGTAAAGCCTATAATTCGGCATTCGCGTTTGATCCGATGCCCAAAAAAAAGCATTTACCACATCCTCTTTCAGATACTCCGAATCCTTGGTATAATATCCTCCAGGGAGAGCATTAAATCCGCTTATACCCATTTCATCCCTATTAAATCTTTCATTTTCATAGTTGGGACTAGCCAGGTTTTTAAATGCCATCTGATATTTTTCATTACCGGTTTTACCTTCGGCAAATTCTATGATCAGTTCCTGCCAATCATATTCATTTGGGATTTCCCACCCTTTAGGTTTAGCCATTTGAGCTGCTGCGAAGTTGTAATGAAATCCATATTCAGGAACAACAGATTTTCTAATCTCGGGGGATTCAATTCCCAGCATATTCCAGAACCCGGAATGTTTGTTCGTAGATTTCAAAGAGAAATCATGTCTAAAGTTCTCCGCCATCCATATAGTGTCATTAACTTTTATGGTTTTGTATTCTATTCCGTCTCTGTCATCTACGAAAGATCCAAAATCAGTATCAAAATTTTCAAATAGCTTTATTCTTTTCATTTATTCATTATTTTTACACAATGGGAATAGAAGTTTTTGAAAACTATTTGTCCCATCCATGCTTCCTCTAGATTTACCTCATCAAACTTCCAGGAATCAAAATCTATACCACAAGACGCTAGTTCTTTCTCAACATCCATATGAGGCGTACTCATATGGATGACTAGTATTTTTCTTCTAATCCACTCTTTATAGGAAGTAAAAAGACTTTTCATCGAATCTATATATCACAAAAAAAGAGCCTTAAGGACCTTTCCTGTATAAATCAGTTTAGTTTTAATTCATGCTGGATTTAATAAATTCCAGAATTTGTCCTTTGGATTTAGCACCTACAAATTTATCCTTTACCGATCCACCGTTAAACATAATCACTGTGGGGACATTTTTAATTGAAAACCTTTCCAGAACATCTTTTATCTCTGCACTATCAACATCAATCTTAGCAAACTTAACACCTGGCGTCTCTTGGCTCTTTTCAGCCTCCTCCAGTTGCGGCAGGAGAACTTTACAAGGTCCACACCACGAAGCAGAGAAATCCACTAAAACGTTTTTATTTTCGCTGATTAGCAGCTCGAATTGATCCTTACTTTCTATTTTTTGCATATCTATTATTTATTTATTGAGGATCTGTTAATTCCTCCTTATTCTCGGAACTAGCCTCGACATTCTCAGAAATAATCTCTGGGGTTTCAGCGATCACCTCATTTTGCTGTGCAGCCTGCATGTTTTTAAGAAGCTCAGTTATCTTTTGAATGTCCTTCATTGAAAACTGTTTCTTCTTAGGAGCTTGGTATTTTACTTTTTTACCATTTTTCTTTCTTACTCTACTCTTTGGCATTTTTGTGTTGTTTTACGTATTCTTTAAATCTGTCGAGAAGGTATTTCCTTTCTCTTTTTTCTTCTAGATATAATCCCCTATAATAATTCATGAAAATAAAACAAACAGAAAGCAGTAGTGCTAGAAAAAATTGTGTATAGAAGCTGTATGTTTCCATCTGAACTATTTATCTAGTAGTGGTAGAAAAAGAAAAAGGTCCGATTAAGAACCAATTTTCTATTTACATAGGGCATCCGCAACCCTGCTAGCAATAACTCCATCTGGCTTACATCTTGGGGTATATCCCATAGATGAAACAAATCCAAGAGCAGCTCTGAGCACAGTGTTCGATTGGAATTTGGGATCTGGATTAAGATCTATATCGATATACTTGGGCTTTTGAATATCGGCTTCTTTAAGCAATTCAGCAATATCCACGCTGAGTTCAACTTCCCTGAAAAGTCGGGTAAACTTATCATGTATTCTCGGAAATGATTTTCTATCATACAGGACGTGACCTCCCCTGCAGCTTTCATGTAACACTATTACCGTTGCATAATGAGTTAATCTTCCGGTATTATGAGAGTCGCACCCAATCAATAGATCTGAGTTTGGATTCTTTTCTAAAAAATCCCTTAAATAGTAAACAACATCCACATCTTTACCATCTCCTAATTTTCTGAATCTCCATTCTTTCTTTTCCATGATTCTATTTATTTAAAATAAAAGGGCCTGATCTATGACCAGGCCCTTCAAAGTATATTTACCATTCAATTACTTATTAAAGCCTGATCCCCACCATATCCGAGTTTGTCCAAATAAATTTACCCACTGGATATGAAGCTAAACATTCATTTAGTGATCTTGTTAGATAATTCCCTATATGTGATCTATGAGTCATTTCTCTTTATATATCAGCTTTACTAAAAAGGTTCGCGTCAATAACAACAAATATAATAATTTTAGAGCTGATGATATTTGACTGGATAAATATAGTATGAAAAAAGTAAAATCCTTCGTCGACTTCGTTGCAGAGTCATCAACATATTCTAATTATGATCTCAAAAAGGATCTGGAATGGAATGAAGAAATAGCTGGAAAAATAGATGTAATAGAAGAGCTGGCTAGATCGATGAGAAACGACTACGAATGGAACAGACACGGGAGGGATTATAGAGGAGACGGTTTTGAATTCAAAATAAAAGCCAGAAATTTTCCAGACATAGATGGGATAGCAAAGAAATATGATGTGTCCCAAGATGAAGTGTGGGATTTATGGGATGATTTTCTTAACGACAATTTAAGCGGATATGCAGATGGATATGTTGGGGATAATCCCGATCTCTTTAGGGAATGGCTTCAAGTCGGTAGATCCGGAGGATGGCTCGTTTTGATAGAAGAATTGGGCCTTGATGAGGAAAGAGTTCAGGAATTAATACAGGACGACCTCCATTATGTGAATGATGCTGCATCTGATCTTTCAGAGGAAGATATCGAGTCCCTTAATTTCCAATATAAATATAAAGACGACGAGAAGAAAAAGAAGGGATTTGGACTTCTTACATCCTTAAAAATTTCTGATCTTTCAGATGATGCTAAATATTATCTAAAGAGAAAAGACGAGACCATAGAATCATTAGAATCTATGCTGAATGAATATAAAGAGATGGAAAAGAAACTTGGAGAAATTCAAAAAGATATAGATAATTTCTGGGAAAATGCCCCAAAGAATTTTACAACATGGGCAGAAGAAGAAATACAGGAAAGAAATATCTAGATTAATCCCAGTTCTTTCCACTGATCCTTCCAGGTGGATCCTTCCTCTATAGGTGCCTCTAAGTGAGATTCTAAGCTATGATCTTTAAAATATATTTTTCCCTGTATTGAGTCGTTAACTAGAATTTTTTTACATCCCAGAATTGACGATATGGTCGAAGATATCAAATCATCCTTCGGAGGCTTAATTCCCAGCGTTCTATGAAATATTGAGTATATCCCTCTCCTCCCATATTTACTAAGACTATATCCCATGTAAATCCTATCAGATGAGTCAATTATTTCAGATCTGTTCTTATCACTAGAAGACAACACTCTGTTTTTAACATTCCACCATTTATCGGTCGATTCCTCGCAGATCCATACCGGTATTTTATTAGAGACTTCTTTTAGAAAAGCAGCTTGTATATTCTCGGGCGAGTCGAATGATTCTATGAAGTTTCTCCCGTCGGATGCGTTCATATAATATTTACCTTCATATATTCCAGTTATCGAGATTCCGTCTGAATATATTCCATCAATATCAAAAAGACAAAGATAACCCGGGATGTTTTTTCTGTGCAATTCGGAAAAAAGATTGTTTTTTCCCCACTTTCTTTCTTTTACCATAAAAATTATAGATAAAAGATCAAAAATATTTCAAATTAGTAGTTAGGAGGCAGAATTCCGGCTTCGTATCGACTTCTTCCGTTTTTAAGTAAATACTCTATTTCAATCCACTGCTTTTGTGTTAGCTGTTTTCTAGTGGTTATTTGCTTCCATAATTTGGAGAAAAATGGATTGTTATGATATTTGATATTCAGCGAGTTCCACAATCTTGTCCAGTATGGAATTTCATCATCACTGAAATATTTTCTATTATTGGAGAATTCCTCAAAGAGTATTAAATTTTTCATCGGCTATTTTACTTCTATCCATCCCTGCATGGGAGGTATTCCTAGATTTTTAGGATCTATACTAAATGTTTTAACCACATCATTCAAAGTTTCTGAATCCATTTTAATAAGATCAAAATCGCCGGATTCATAGTCATCAAATCCCTCGCCAACTTTTAATGTTGAAACGTTATCATTCACATACCTCTCTATAACATCTGCAGTGACCTCGAAATTATCATAGTCATAATCATAATCAGGATTCCCGTCTTCATCCTTACCAATATAACTCATTTCCACCTCACCGTAATCATACAGATCGCTTTTTTCTATATGACCACAATAAAAAGCATAATGGTCTTCGGTTCCTTTTTTCTTGAGAATGACCATTTCAACATTCTTTTTGGGCCCATAAGCCACATGAAAATATTCGTTAGACTTAGGTTCTATTGGGGTAGTAGTATCTGGCTCCTTTTGATTCCATGGTGCACTTGGGTCATACTCTGTCCCTGGAGGATAATTTTCGTATAGGATAAGGTGTTTCATTACACTATATATCAAAGTAAATTCTTTGAAGTGTGATTTATTACAACTACGCGACGAAAATAAAATGCCATATTTATTTTAGCAATTAAAGTAAATATGTTTATATTTTGGTGATCCGGGAGGGATTCGAACCCCCGACCCACAGCTTAGAAGGCTGTTGCTCTATCCAACTGAGCTACCGGACCATTTATTGTTTAGAAAATACTGAATGTATTGAGCTATTGAAATCACTGATTATTCATTGAATTTCATTTTTGATAAGATAAAGCTTCTATCCTGAGTGAAGATAGGAGTTTCAACAGAGACCCAAAATGATCTCTCAAAAAGATCCACCTTCGAGGAATCACCTAAAAGTTCTACTGCCTGCCTGGCCATTACTGCTTCACATGAATCTGACAGTCCTATAGCTTCCCCCTCTCCCTTAGTTCCTTTTTCTCTTTTGTAGAGTACACTTGCTTTAACTATAGCTGCTCCTCTCTTAAATCGAGTTGGATAGTCATTCCAATTAACTCCTTTTTCAGAGAACATCATTTCCTGCATTTCAGACCCGGATTTGCCCTGAAGTTGCTTGTGGGAAAACATAGACTGAGCCGCCATAGAAACGCTGTTTCTTGTGGCATCCTGCTGTCTCCATATAAAATAGTTCGCAACCTCTTCGGCTTCTGGAATAATAAAAACGCGAGAATCGAAGGTGGCGAGCTTCTTGTTTAGGACCTCACTTGATATTGTCATATCATATGCAGTAGGTCCATGTTCTAAGGGGTCCACATTTATGTTCCAATATTCCCTCTGCATTCTAAGCTGGTTGAATTTTGCTGTTGCTAGAGAAGCCGAGATGGAGCATATCTTCTGAAGGTTGTTATCGAACCACGGAGATGTGTCCAGCGTATCATAATCCGTGACCAGTATGCTGATTTCATCGGATTGGACATATCCCAATTTTGCTCCCTGAATATTCTCGCAGAGAAATTTAGTGGTTTCGTCCATATCGTCAGAAAGTCCGGTATCGTAAGGTCTTTTCAACCCCTTGGTATACGAGTGAAAAGCTTTCCCGTCAATTCTCAAGAGAATATTTGTTCTCCTCGGAATGTTGATTCTATATCTGTCCTCGTAATAGGACTTCATCCTATCGCCTAATGAATCTTTAGTTGCCATTTTTTAAATTGAATATGAATAAAATACCCCATTTTTTCCGGCAACAGATTTGAATTTAAGAATTTCCATTACCTCATACTCCTTGTAGCCTTTTTTGCCAGGAGTTCCCTCTTCTACCGCTTTAGAAATCTGAACGGTATGGCTGTCTATAACATCGTTAATCTCGCCAAAGTATTTTTTATTGATGTATAGGGAATCTCCTATTGAGTGTTCTTTGGAGAGATATAAAGGAGAGACATTGGCCTCTGAAAATATCTTCTCTTCCCTGTGCTTTCCTAATTTGTCTTTGGCGATCCTATAAACATCATGGCTTCCTCTAACCTTAGAGACATTGAAGACGCTTTCGAATACATCAGGAGCTTCCTGATGAATATTAACTTCCTGTACCACCGCGGAAACTATATCAACTGTAATTAGTTCCAGCTGGGATATGAATTTAATGGTTTCATCTTTAAACTCTGGAAAATTTAGCTTATCCTCTACAATCTCAAGAATGTTTTTCAATGTGAGATTGGAGAAGGTCTTAATATAACGGATTCTTCCTGGTCTCTGGATTAGGTTATCGTTTACGCGGAGGCTATTAGTGGTCAGAAGAAAGACCTTGCGGAACTCATTATTAAGTGCTCCGTCCATAATGGTGAGCATAGAATCGTCACCATTTTTAAAGATCTTTTCATATTCATCAAAAAATATAATCACGTCCTGCTCGATGTCCGCAATGAATTCCGCAACATTAGACATGTTCTCGAAAGCTTGATTGATCAAAATTACCGGGAGATTCAGTTCATTACAGATCTGTTTAGCTGTAACCGTTTTCCCTGTACCTTTAATTCCGTTCAATAGAACCCCGAGATTGGTGTTCCCATATTGATATGTTCGTTTAACCCTATCGATCAGGCTTCTTTCGAGTCCATAGATCTTATAGGGAAATTCAAATTTTTCTTCGATCATCTCTAGATAATATCCAAACATTGATTGGCCTATGAGATAAACTGCTGCTGGCAATTTCTCTACTTGGTGTGAAAATTTTTCGGGCGAATAGATCTCTCCATTTACTCCCCATACTCTTTTTACCGCTTGCATTTCGATTATATTTTTTGAGAATGCAAATGTACGAAATCCCTCAATAGGAAAAAAATAAATTTGGAGAAATATTTTAGGGATATATACAGAATGAAGAACACCGAAGCACTTATAGATTATCTCTCAACGAAAAAGAGGGTTTTGTTTCTAACCACATCAAATAGATGGGAGGGATCAGAAGAAACCCCCAAGTCTACCATATTAGCATATCAAATTCAGGAAAATTTAAAAAATTCCACTGAAGTAGTTCTTTTGGAGGTACCAAAACTCAAGATTTATCCGTGTGAAGGAAACGTTTCCACAGCAAAAGGAAACTCGTGCGGTCTTAAAGATGCTTTGCTTAAGGATAAGGATAAAAATCCCAGTGGATTACACAGATGCTGGGCGTCCATAAATAATGAGGACGACGAGCTCTGGAAGATTTCTAAGGAACTATTCGAGTCGGATGCCGTCGTATTTTTTATAAGTGTAAGATGGGGACAGGCAAATTCATTCTATCAAAAATTAATAGAGAGACTTAACTGGATAGAAAATATGAAAACCACACTGGGGGAAAAGAATTCTGTGGAAGGCATAGATGCGGGATGCGTGGTTATAGGACAAAATTGGAATGGCGAGAATGTCATGGAAACTCAAAGAAAAGTATACGAATTCTATGGATTCAATACTCCGGACGAATTATTCGTTCAGTGGCAATTCACAGATGACGAAAACGACGAATCCCAGGAATCATATAAAGAAGCTCCTAAGTCATTTGGAAAATATTTTGATATATCCCTTTCTATAATTTTTAAAGAAGCCAAAAGGATAATAGCAAGGCTATCCGATTTTCTGAAAATATAATCAGATATTTTTATAAAGATCGTGCGTGTCTATATTTGAATAGGTCTTCACTATTTTTCTCACATCTTCTCCGCATTTTTGTACCATATTTACTCGGTCCTCCATGCTCATATTTTCGTCGCTCTGAAGCTCCCATATTTTATCCATCATCGCGGACATAAATATTTTAATAGCTGCTCTGAATCCACCTTCGGAATAATTAGGCTTATCACCAATGCTGGCTTCAAATTCCCAAAGTGTCAATTCAATTTCCTCCAATATTGGACTAATTTTTTCTCCTATCATGACTCTAGTGTTCTTCTAATGTGAGCAAAAATTTCTTCGTAGAGAGGGGTGTAAAGTTTTTTCTCAAAATTAATGTTTTCTTTCTTGTATAGAGAAATCATTTTTCCGCCTTTCATTTTGGAATATTCAATATTTGCTACTCTGTCACATAATTTGACAAATGTAGCGAAAGGTGCGTTTCGTATTCCCAGATAGTACTTCTCGTTAGCTCTCTCGGCTCTATTCTTTCCTTTCTCGTTGGTTAGAGCATAAGCAATTTCTGCAACTTCCTCCGTCGTGTTGGATTTAACATCATTATAGGTTTGTCTAGTGTCTTCGATCGTATCATGTACCCAACAACCAGCTAAAACAATATCCTGATATTCGACAGGAACCAGATGGATAAACTTTTTGGCTGCATCCCTAACCATCTGAAGGTGAAATGAGTAAGGCTGATCATCATAAAAATGATTTGTTGATGAGTGGCAATATTCTGCATATTTTCTTGCTTTGACTTCTATTGGTCCCATAGATATTTTTGTTTTTGATTATTTCGCAAATATAGAAAATTAAAATTAGAACCCAAATTCTTAACTTTCAAGCTTCTAAATAATTATAAATCAATTAATTAAGGACACCTTCATATATATGCGAGTTATAAGTAATAAAAAGACTAGCCAATTCCAAAAAAACTAAAGTCGTCTTTATCAACATTTTCTCTTAAATACTTTATTTCATCATCAGAAAGATTATGTATAGCCCATTTGGCACCATTTATAAAAGCTCCTTGTTTAGTCATAGTCCCAAAAGTTTTAAGAGAATATGCAGCATCACTTATTTTAAGATTTATATCTTCTAATTTAGAATCTTTTTGTTTTTTTGAAAACCAACCCTCATTAGTCTTTTTACTACTTATAACATCAGATATATTCAAGTTTTCTTGATGTTCGCTGAAACTTTCAATGTGTTTATTATTTTTCATCTTCGTAAATTATTTTTTATGTATATATTAAAAATGAAAACCTAAATATATCTGAGGAACGTTAGCAGCCATTTATACGTCTATCAATATCGTGTAACTTTTCAACTTCACCTGTCTTAACAGCCTGTTCGTATGCAAAATCATAAAGCTCTACTAATAAATCTTTATAAATTTCAACTACCATTCTCTCCTGAACATCAGTTGTTTCATCAAAACGGCTGCTAACAGCAGATATATTCAATGCCGAGTTTTTCGGCTCATTTACTTTTCTGCTCTTAAATAACTTTTGTATCCAATTCATAATTTTGTTCTTTTAATTCGGCACTAAATATATCTGCAAAACGTTATGTTTAATTGAAACGGCTAAAATCCTTTATTTAAAATTTCAGCGAAAATTTCAGTTTCCCTCCGGGTCATCTCCTCACCCAGTTCCTTCCCAGTTAACCCAAGGCCCAGAAGATCTTGTCCCTTGACAGAGATATCATAGTTCAAAAAAGCTTTAACCATCTTTTGGTCCATGCCGGTCTTCTCTGAAAAATCTCTAATCGATGGTATGGTGTCTCTCAGCTTATATTGTCTCTTTTTAAGCTCATATGCTGTGCCTACGGACAACTTTTGGAATGAGACAAGAAGAGATATGAATTGCACCTCATCGATCGTATACGTGAGCTTATTGAGCTTTTTTGAAAGCTCAGCAGGATCATTATCACGGAGGAGAAGTGAAACGCAGCAGAGAGGGACGGAGCTATCGGAATTATTGGGATTAACCTCGAGATCAGGAAAGATCTGAGACATAAATCCAAGATCCCAAAGCATATTTATAGCTCCATCCACCGACTTGGCAGAGGTAAGGATCTTTAAGAACTCGTCCCTGATTCTTTCTCGGGAAACCCCCGAGATGTCATTGTTTCTCTCCAGAGATCTACGGGTTTTATCATCTATAGCATTTCCCATTCTGGACGCGAACCTTACGACCCTGAGTTTTCTGAGAGGATCTTCGGCTAATCTTTGGTCCGGATCCCCAACGGTTCTGACTATTCCCGATTCCAAATCGGAAAGACCTCCAACTAAATCTACAACCTCCCTTCTTTCTATATCATAGAAGAGAGCATTAATTGTTAGATCCCGACGTTTAACATCGGTCTCTATATTCGTGAATTCGACACCTTCAGGCCTTCTTCCTGATCCTAAATCTTTTCTAAATGTGGCTACTTCTATTCCATCAGGAAATTCCGGAGTGATTACGACAACCACTCCGAATGCTTTTCCAACCTCCATCACCTTATATTTTCCCTTCAGCATCTCAATTACTTCATCCGGTGTGGCTTCGGTTGCAACATCGAAATCCTTGGGACTCTTCCCGAGCACCGCATCCCTGACCGCACCTCCCACGAGATAGAGACTCTTTCCGCTATTTTTAAAAATTTGGGAAAGGTCCATTATATCCTTGGGTAGATCTATATTCATGAGAATTCTAGATTCTGAGATCATCCGAGAAAATTCCTTGAATGTTTTTTTAATTACCCCCATATAAAATTATTTTTCGAAAAAACGGCAATTGCATTATACTCTGAATATACCACCCTAATATATTTCTCAGAAACCCCATCCTGATCCGGATGAGTAAAAATTGGGGTATTAAATTCCACTGGAATGTTTGAGCTCTTGTTCCATCCCGCATCAATAAATGTTTTATTGGGAATTAACCTGGAGAGATTATTAGTACTTTCGTTATATTTTTTTATCCATGAGAGATTTACTTCCCTCTTTTTTTCTACGATCATTGCTTATATTTTTGCAATGTTAATAAAAAATTCAAGAAATCCCGATAAAATAAAAAAAATTATGACATGGCGATCAAGGATATGATTTTATCATCGTCCTCTATGTACTTGATCGGTATCGAATTTTTTATGGCAAATTCTATTTCCTCTGCCACGCCAGAAGATTTATTCCATCCATCCATCTTAACAACCCAAAGCTCTGACGAATTTTGAAGAAAAGATAAACAGAAATTTCTCCAGAATTCCCAGTCAGTAGGCATGGGAGTGTATGTTAATAGGGTGTGACCATAAGTTATAGGAGAAAGAGCCACTATTCCCTTTGAGTTTAGTATGGATGCTATAAGGCTAATTCTATGGAATCTTTGATCCACTATATCTTTTTCTGAATGACTATATGGTGACGCCAGGTAAACTATTTTCATATCATTATTATTTTATCTAGGAAGTATGATTTTTTAATGGACAAAACTTTAGGGGTCGAGTCCCAAACCGAATAATGGAATTCAAAATTATCATCAACTATATTCATTGAAAGACAGTATTCTATTTTTTGCCCTTCAAAAGAGAATGGCAACGAATAAAATATTGGCTTACCCTCAAGATCTGTAGCCACTATATAATGAAGATATGTTCTGGGAGATTCGTAATTCACACTATGAACCAAAAAATATTTTAAATTCCCGTCTTCTATTGAATTTGATGATCCCCTGAAATTTTTAAATATAAGGGGAGTCTTATAATCTCTAACTCTCATCAGAGAATCAAACGAATGTATGGATAGTGGAAACCATTCATAAATAAATTCATTATCATTTAAAAAGACCCAGTTTTTTTCACAGTCTCTTCCATAAGGACTTTCTAATACCCTATCAACATTAATTTCTCCAGCCTCGTGGTTATACCTTCCCGAGCACATTTTAATTTTTCCATCCTCCGAATGATCTTTTCCGGTGGCGGTAAATATCACAGAGCCGTCCTTTCTTTCAAACAGTCTTATATCTTCAAGTCCTCTTATACTGGTATCGGTATTATGGTAAACGTTTTGATGTTCAGCCATTAAAATTCCGTCTGACGAGTAATTAATAGTGGATACCGGATTGATCAGAGTTTCTTCAAAGCTCATGTGATTACCATTCGAATTGTAATGATATGCTCCATTGGATCTATTAATTCTGTAATTTACGAATCTAATATTTCCAATCGTTTCCCCAGATTTTAATTTTATAAAGCAAGGTGAAGATGGTTTATAATCATTATAATCTTCAATTCGAATTTTTTCTATAAAATTACACTCATTGGAAAGGCTTGAAGTGTAAAATTTTAAGTTGCTGTAAATATTATCAAAGTTCTCCGAAATTCTATTCATGTATGAAACGGAGGATCTAAGTCCATCTGTTCTTCTCTCCGGAAATAAATAATAGTGAATTATGCTGTATTCATATTCAAAGAGCTTCTTGGTGTAAATTGAAGAATTGATAAAAAGTCTATCTCCCTTAGGATACGGTATTCCAGATCCGAGTTTATAAAACTTATAGGATTTTTCATGCATTCCCTTAATTCTATATGTTTTACACATTAGATACAATGCTTCGGATCTGACCGGGTAATACTTATGTCCTTCTATAGCCCATCTTTCGGCCTCATCCAGATTATCAAGATGGACGTAGCATGATGAAATCATATAATAACTATACCAAACCTCTTCCCCCCATCCTCCAGCTTCAATCCTTTTTTTATACCAATCTATGGCATTTTGAAAATTACCAGTGTCCTTATAAGATTGGGCAAGATAGAACATATACCTTTCGTTATTAGGCTCATCCATTAATCCTTGAGTTAAAAGCTTAATGTCTCTTTCGAATTTATCTCCTTTAGAACCTCCATCTGAAATGTCATCAAACCAAAGGTGATCCATTGTTTCTCTCTCCGTAGATCCATCCGCACCATAATATTCATGGGTCACGCCTATACATTTCCATCTTAATCTGGAATTGACCAGTCTTAAATTATAGTAGGAAAGAGACCCATTTACCTGAAGGATCTCGTAAGAATCGACAGAATTCTTTATCATTGATTTAGTAAATGACTCCTTGATTCTTAAAACCATATCAGCATCAACAAGAAGAAGGAAATCCCCCCATTTTCTGCCAAAATCAAGAGCCTCCTGTCTATTGTGGCCAAAATTAATCCATGGCCTTTCTATGAGTTCGCCAGGAAGATCCTTTAGAGTTTCTCTGATAATATCCTGTGTTCCATCGGTGGATCCCGTGTCCACTATGCAATAGGAATCAATAAGGGGAAGAACAGAATCCAAACATCTTTTGATAATTTTAGATTCATTTTTCACAATCATGTTAAGACATATCTTAGTCATTTTTTTCGAAATATTCTCTAAGCTCGGTCAATACCTCGCCGAGCCAATTTAACCCATTCCAATTTAATGGTTCATGAATAGCAGGATCATCTTCACCTAGACCAATTCCCCAGATCCTGTCATATGGAGAAGCCTCGACCAGAAGAGTTCCCTTTGTTTCCATAAGCACCCTCTTCATCGAATGGTTTTGCGAGAATTTAAGTTTACACCCATCAAAAACTATCTGTTTGGCTTTGAAATCCCAAATTTTGGGATCAAAGTTTTTAACTCTTCTGCCTATCTCTTTTTGCTCTTTAGGATGCCCAGCAAATAGAATATCGTCAGCTGCATCAGAATCTCCAAAAATAATAGCTTTATGATACATCATATATTGTTCTGAGCAATTATATTCAATCCCATTTTCATCCTTAAATTTAGCTGGATGCCAATTAGAGAACGGGTGTCGGGTTTTATAAAAAAATGTGTATTTGTCGTATTTTTTCATTCGATCATTTTTTAACTTCATAGAGTCCTTTTTCTACAAGGACATCATATAGATTTTTAACGTTGAAATATTTGTATCCGTAAGTGACACTACCTCCATAATAATTTCCCTCAGATCTTATATCTGAACTTATGATTTGGTTACAGATATTTTTGTATTGCAAGAATGAAATATTCGGACAGGCCTATATGATCTACATGTTGGATTATATTCCATTCCTGCCTGTCTTTTTACCGTCCTTGTATGATTTGGCCCAGTCTGTCCTACCAGCTCCACGGAGCCCCATTGTTATATGAATAATCTTCCCCATTCTGCAAATATAATGATATATAGATAAAAACAACGATGAGCCGAATAAAAAACTGGAGGTCTTTTAATGAAGGAATGATGCTGGATCTTCTCACTGCACAACTTACAGGGGCTAATAATCCCAGCGAGGTAGCAAAAAAAGAGCTTGGCGATCCTGCAGTTACTGGATCCGTCGAAGTTAGGGATTTAAGTGGAGAGACATCGAAAAATGCAGAACTAGTAAAAAAGTATCTGAACAAATATGGAATGACAAATCCATATCTCCAGGTAGCAGTTTTGGGGTGTATAGGAAAAGAATGTGGATTCATTCCAAAAAATGAGTATTCATATTCTGGAACTTCGAATAACAGGCTAAGACAGATTTTTGGAAAAAGAATAGAGGACCTTACCGATGTTGAACTTGACCAGTTAAAGAAAAGCGATAAGGACTTCTATGAAAAAATTTACGGGGGAAGATTCGGCAACACTGAATATGGAGACGGATATAAATATAGAGGCAGAGGGTTCAACGGAATAACATTTAAAGCAAACTATGAAAATATGCAGAAAATGCTTGCGGGTGCTGGTGTTAATGTCGATATAGTAAATAATCCAGATAAGCTTAATGATCCGGAAATCGCCGCGGAAGCCGCAGTTTTATTTTTTAAATCGGGATTAGAAAATCCAAAACTTTACCAAAATTTTGGTATAAAAGATCCAAATCAATTTAAGAGTAAAGATGATGCCATACAAGCGGTGGTCAACGTAAATGCGGGGTGGCAAGACGTATCCAAATCAAACGACAACTATATTAAAGCAGTTGCGTATGCTAATAAATTCGATCTGGAAGCCGGACCTGCTATGGCATAATTACCAATCGTAGTTTCCCCAATCTATAATGCTAGTGACTCCCTTGGTTTTAATGTAGTTGTCTGGATCATCTATAACAGAGACTTTAACATCGGTGCTCATTGACTGCGGAATAACTTCCGCCATAAAACTCATAGGTCTTCCCTCAGGAGGATTTCCTGCGTTATAATTGCTCTCAATATAGTTCTTGGGATTTTCCAGTTCCTTCTCGTTTAGTAGATTCATCTTCTTTCTTTAATTTGTGCCAAAATCTTACAGGCAGGTGTATATTTGATATCTCAACAGCGCTCTCGAAAAGAGGTGCTATCTGTTTAGGTTTCATTCCGGCAAGACCGCAGCCTATTTCAGTGACCAAAAAAGTCATCTCGGGATGATCCTTAGCGAACTTGATGAAATTATCCACATAGGGTTTGATCTCATTCAACGAAAGTGTTCTTCTAATTGCAGAATCCTTGGTTGGTATTCCATAGGTTCTTCCCTGTAATCCCTGGGCTTGTCCCCATTTTGCTCCCCATGTCAGAGCAGTCTTTGCTGCGCCGGCTCCATGCTTTCCTCCTTCATTGGATCCAAAGACGAATATCTGACCTTCGATAAGATTTGATATATTATCGGGGGTAGTTCTATTTTCCATTTTTATTTCTTAATAGCTTTAGATTTTGAGAGCATTTATCACACTTCCTGAATTTGTCTTCATTCTTGTCTTTATAATACCCCGCATTTATCTCCCAAATTCGGATCGAAAATTCTAGTGGATCTTTAATTTAAGCTCTTATGTATGGGCATGCAAAAGGGTATTATCCAGCAAAAATAATCAAAAAAATGAAACTTCAGATGTTTTTTCGGTATAAAAGAAGTATATTAATCAAATAAATATTTTAAAGATGAGTACAACAACAAAAAGAGCTAAAAAAGCTCAAATCAGATCAAGTGCTACTCCGGTAGTCATTTTGAACTCTAAGGGTAATCCAAAGAGAAAATTTGCCTCTATCTACCAGGCTGCCACTAAAACTGGCGTAAACAGTGGATCTATCTCTAAAGCAGTTAGAGGTATCGTTAACACTGCAGGTGGATTCCGTTGGAAACTTGCTTAATAGCAAACACACAACAAAAAAGAAAGCCTTATCGAAAGATAAGGCTTTTTTATTGCGCACATTTTTAATATTCGCCATCTCTAATTTTACGATCAGATTCCCTATTTTTAATTGTTTCTCTTTTGTCGTAGTTTTTCTTACCTTTCGCCAATCCTATCTCCACCTTAATTAGGCCTTTTTCATTTTTAAAAACTCTACATGGAATTATAGTCATTCCTTTAACTAGATCCTTCTCCATTTTTTTAATCTCTCCTTTTTTGAGAAGTAATTTTTTAATTCTCATTGGATCATGCTGAAAATGATTTTTGTTGATTGGTATATTCAATCCGCGTACAAAAACTTCTCCCTTTTCTATTGTGCAATATGAATCGACGAGTGAAATATTTCCCCCCTTTATAGCCTTGACTTCAGTTCCGACGAGTTGTATACCAGCAATTTCGGTTCTCTCTATGAAATAATCGAAACTGGCCCTCTTGTTTACAACATTCAAGGATTCCTTTTTCTTTTTTTCCATGTCTAAATTATAGTTTTTATTTCCCGAATAATCTCTCTACGAAAACACCCGCGATTTTATCAAATATCCCCATTTTTATGATTTTATTATTAATTAAGAAAAGATTAGTACTCCAGAATCCTTGGCAATTTCAAAGCCTTTAGTGAAATCGTCATAGATTCTTATAGCATATCCAGATTCAGAAAATCCTCCCGAATCCTTGCCATATCGGGATTCCATAACAGAAACGAATTTATCTCGGTTCTTAGCGAAGTCGTTATAAAGCTTGGCTGAAACCTTAGGACCAAAAAATCCTTCGCAATCTGAGAAGTTTATGATCTCAATGAATTCTTTTCCGTCGTATTTCTCGGGTGAGTTCCAGATGATAGATGGCATTACTCCATGAATACTCGTTGCTAAATTTTCCCTCCATCTGTTATATTCTGAATAAGATCCTGCACGAAATTCATGGTAGATTGTATCACTGGATTCTGCATATTCCCCGTCAGTAAGATCATGGAGGGTTCCGAATTCATCGCGGCCGATGTAAATTCCGCCGTTTTCTTCGGGTTTGATTTTGCTGTAAGCTGAAATGTCTAAGCCCATGTATTTTTCGTTTTATAGGGCAAATGTAGATTATTCCCGAATAGGGAAAAAATTATTACTGATTCTTTTTATTGTTCTCCATCCACTTGATGGCTGCAGCACTCATGGCTCCAAAAAAGTCAATTTGATCTAGATCTCTTTGTTGCTTTTTAACCTCTCCGGGACTCGCTGGTCTTCCCTCTGCAACGTTCATTGCTTCGAGATTCTTCTTTATTGAATCTAAATATTCCTTAGATGGTTTCATATTATTCATGTACATACGCGGAGACGATGAAATCTCCATTCCTATAATTTATTAGACTTCTGTTGTATCCATCCAGAACCATTCCTTTATATACCACTATAGGGAGATAGAGATCATCCGGATCTAAATCTTCCTCTTCCATGAAATCCTCGTCTTCATATCTGGATTCATCTCCGTCAATATACTCCTTAAGATCCGGATCTGATTCCAGAAGATCTCTGATGTCCACCTCTTTTCTGGTGTAATCGTTTGGCAGGATGTATTTTTCAATGAAATAGTCGGGGACTGCTCCTTCCGGTGAAATATCGGTGACGTATCGTGCTACTTCTTTCCCTGATATTGAATCTCCCTCAAATAAAAATGACTCAAAAGTTCTAACGTGTTCCATGGTGGAAAATATTTGTTCATATTAACCTCTTAGTGGAAAAAATTCTCTATATAGAGAATTTTCATTGATACTAGTGGAAAATATTCACTCTATATATCCTCTACTTGGGGTATTTGATCACGAAATCAAATCTGTAGTCATATGGTCTTATGCTCTGATAAAGGTATGATGGATATGTTTGTACGATAGTTTCATTTCCTATTGACCGGAGAGTATTTCACAGAATCCTGAGCATATGATCCAAGAGCAAATCATAGGATCGCCATAATAAATATGAATTTGCGGATTATATTACTTTACGAGGGTTTCAAGTGTATAGTAGTTTCTTGTGTTTTTTCTGATACGAAAAACCCTGTGAGAATTTCCATCATGATCGATATGGATTTTTCCAGTGTCCTCTAATACAACATCGGATCCAGATTTGATCTTGGTGATTCCTTTTTCCATAAATTTAAGACTCGAGTAAAGCTTAAGTGGACCGTTTAGAGTCTTTTTGATTGTGCTGTGTGCCATTGCTGAATTGTTTTAAGTTTATAAATAACAGTGCAAATATATGGATCTTTCTACAATTAAAAAAATTTTAGGCGATTTTTTCTGTAGAAAATTTATCATTGGCCTTTTTATAACATTCGGATGGTGAAGACCCAAAAACTACCCGGAGATTAGCAAATCCCTGATCTGTGCTTCCATTTTTATAGCTATTCAGATCTTCCTGCGGAAAATAAGCGTATCTTTGGCTCTCCTCCTTATATTCATTATAATGTAAGAGCCAGCTGTAATGTGGATGTGTTTTTTTAGACATTTGAATTTATTTTTTTATTGTTAATAATTTATCTTCCAGAAAGAATCCACCAGTCAGGACCGGACATATTAGGACCATCTAGTCCATCATCCAAATGGATTTTCATTTTCCATCCTGCTTTTTTGTAACGGGATTCAAGCTCCTTGGACATTATGGTAGTTCTAGCTGATGGAAGCTCTATTACTTTCTTTTTTATTGGATCCCACGTGAACTTTGCCACTTGCAAAGGTATGTAAACCTCGCCGCCTTTGAATTTTTGGCGAATCTCATCATCTATATAGTTCTCCGCCCTATCAATTAATTCCAGTTCTTCTTTGGATAAAGTTGGATCTTCCAACTTAGCTTTTAGGTCTTTGTATTTAATAGCCATATCTTTTAATTTTCCGTAAATGTAAGAATAATCTACAGAATAAAAAATATTTCTCACTGTTTAATGACGGAGTTTATGATATATTGGGTTCTATCATCCAAAGATATTTCTCCCAGATCCTCGTGAGTTATTCCCTCCATCTCTAAATAAGATTTTATCCATCTATCCAATCTTTCTATCTGCTCGCGATCGTGATATCTGATACCATCTTCTATATTTGAAAAAATAGGGGGAACATAAAAGACGTGAGACCACTGGTTTATGGTTTTAAGAATTTCTTTCTGTAAATGATTTATGATCGCAATATCTTTATTAGATAATCTATTTGGGAATAGGCCTCTAAAATAGAAATAATTTAGAATTGTACTGGAATCACAGACTACGAAATCCTTGGAATCCAAATACATTCTTTCCCTGTTCAACTGTTTATAAAATATTACCACCTGGTCAACCGGTGTGTTTGGAATACCATATTCTGCTATATAATCGGTAGCGGCCTCCCCAACAAATATAGAATTCTTACCCATTTTTTTAAGCTCAGTGTGGACAGAAGTCGCAAGAGTGCTTTTACCGGAGGCTGGTGCTCCTATGATCGTGATTAATTTGGAATTTTTCATTCAGTATTTTAGACTTTAGCATAAAAGGGTTTCATAATAAATTCTACTCCACCAAAGAGTCATCAAAGGATATTCCTATTTTCATACGTATATAATTAATAAACTGTTGGTTTAAACCACATGTACCAATTCTTTTGCGTCCTATTCCATCCAATAAGCCAGGATGTTAATTCATCAATGTTGGAATTATTGATATTTCTAGTGATCTCTAACATGATTGATCCGGGAAGCATTCTCCTGGCACTTTCTTCTTTTTCCACGCTCTGAGAAAAATTGTGATATAAATCCCAAGCTCCATATAGGTGGAGGGTTTCATGAGCTATAGAGCCAGATATTATTGGATCTTTCTCATACAATATTGCTCCCTCGACAAAATTATAATCACCCATGTCCGTGCTATATGGCATCGCATATCCATTTCCATTCCCCTTAACAAAAATCAAAACATGAACCTGATCGCAGTCGGTATTTGATAAAACCCAATTATAAAAATTTAGGGATGAAGTATACCCCGCTTTTCTCAAGACCTTTTCTATTACTAAATTATCTTCCCTTCCCGTGGCTCCGCCTCTTTCTATACCATTGAATTCAATATCTTCATCAATACCAAAACATCCATATTGAAAATTAAGATCTACACCATACTTTTTAGATTGTGCTGATATCCAATTCATTCCCTTATTGGTTTCAGAAAGAATCTGGATCTTTTGATCTTTGGACCATCTATCGTGGCTTTCTGATATAAAACAGCTTAAAACATATATTTTACCCCTTAGTTCTTTTGCGCTTCCTGATTTCCACTTGCTAATATTTTGTGAGAAACACACGGGGGTAAAAGAGATCGAGAAAATAATTAATCCTAGAGCATTTAATATTACGGAAAAGATTTTGTGCTTTTTCATCTTTTTAAATTTTATACAAATGTAATGGAAATTTCTAAGATAAAAAAATAAAGGCCGGAAAAATTTTCCAGCCTTTCAAATATTTTCGAGATATAAATTATTATGAATTTTTTTCTATATAAAAAATATACATATCAAGATCTCTCATCCCGTAATAATCTACGTCGTTCTGATTAAACCAGTCTAGCACCGCCTGCCATGGAATTTCAGAATTGACTTTCTTCAGATGTGGAAGACATTCAACGATTTCTTGGGAAATTTCCTCCCCGTGCTCCTCATTGAGAAAATTATTATATCTTTTTAGTTCTGTTTTCATTATCCCTCGAAGTATTCTTTTTCATAGATAAGTACCGATAGCTTATCTTGTGGATTTATTAATTTAACGGCATTCAATAGATCCGAATATTCCGCAACCGAACCTGTCTGAATATCTCTAAGTTGTTTTAAGAAATCAAATGTTGCCAAACAAATTGGAAATATTGCATGCGAATCTGCCATATAGGCTTTAAATAAATCATACTCTAGTACATATGCTTTGTTAACTATATCAACAAGTCCAGTAAATTCAAATGCTGTTTCCTGTTTAGGTACAGTAGGGATAACATTCCAATCAACCAGATAATCCCTAACCATTTTTGCATGTGCTAGTTCGTCCATGCTTTCCTTTTCGAAAAATTCAGCGGCTTTAAAATATCCAGCATCTTTGCAGTAGTCTGTCGCTTCCCTGTAAAAATAGTGAGCTTTATATTCGCTGCCTATTCTTTCAGTCAATCTTTGTATAACTTCATCCGGCAGTGTATTTGGATTAATCCCAGATTCAAATGAAATTCCTTCCGTCTTATCAACAGGGTGCTTTTCAATATTAGATTGATCTATAGTTTGCTTAGGAGGTTCTGGATTATCTCCAAAATCCATTTCTCCCGTTAAGTCAAGATCTTCTTGCTCATTCAGAATCTTTTTTGTTCTTTTGTATTTATTAAAATCTTCCATATCCTATATATCTTTTTATAGTTTGTCTATTCTTATTTTTAGATCTCCAGATCCTTTTATTACTCTGTGCCAGACCCCGCTGGGAATTTTAATCATTCCTTTTATCTGACGGGGAAGCTCGTTATCCAATTGTATCATCCAGTCGGTTTCTTCTAGCGATTCAACTATTCGATCCTCCCTATCTCTATGCCATTTTAGCTCCTCTGATTCGACATCAGATTTGAATATCCTTATGGAATATGATTCTCCTGACTCTTTCTCTTCAAATGGAAGGTTTACCATGGGTTGCTTGATTTTATTCCTAGCAGTTTTCTATATCTTGCGACATTACAAGACCAGTATTTCGCCTTCCATTTAGGTCCAGGAGAATCGCATCTCATTCTTTTTCTAAAGGATCTCGCTTTTTTTGGATCTGCATTATTAACTCTCATTCCCGGCTGGCCAAATCCAACCTTTACTATATTTCCACTCTCATTTTTAGTATAAACTCCAAATTTTCTAGGTCCCCCCGGCGTTCTAAAAGGCTTATTAAGATCTACTTTTCTGCCTCTATACTCTGCCTCATCGATCTCTTCATCAATAAAGGGAATGTCAAGCAAAACCTCTTGTCCCTCAAAGATTCCAATTTTTCCTGCGTCGGTAGAAATAAGAAAGAGATCGTCATCACTTAGATTTAGATCCCCAGATTCCCATAAGGATCTGGCCTCGTTAACTAGATCAAGCCATGCTTCAGACTCTATTCTATAAACGCTCTCCATTAGAGACAGTGAATTGTCCAAATGATATTTTAATCCCTCGCTAAGGGGAACGTTCTTTTTTTTAAAAAATTCTTGAAATTCAAAAAGGTGATTCATGCTTTATATATCCCTTAATTTTGAAAAAGGATTATGCTTATAAATCCATTTAGCAGTGAGTAATCCTCCAATTCCCATAAATATGTGGGCAATATAAAGGGGAGATCCAGCTAGTTCATGAAGCATCCAAAAAACATTCATGAGGACCCAGCATGTTAATATTAGATTTAGGAGAATCTCTTTTTCCCCTTTTAATAATATTATGAATGTTAGAATAACGGTGGGAAATACCATAGGAATTGCTAAATGTGGTAAATGTAGACACCAAAAGGCATCTTTTAATAGCCAGCATATCACATGAAGGCCGTTTAATCTTGAGCTTCCCAAGTCCCCCGAGATTTTGCTTTGATTCCGTCATTTCTCTCTATGAATACCCATTCACATGAGATTAATTCAAATTCATTTAAGTGTTCTATAACTTCTTCAACTCCAAAGCAAGAACATGAATAGAGATCGAACTGAAACATAGGCGGCGAATACTTCTCCCATATATGTATGGAAGAATGACTTGTTGCCAATGTAACTGTTCCTGTAAGGCCCTCGTTTCCCGGATCACTAACATAAACGCTGGTAGGACCAGCGACAACTTTCATTCGAACTTTTTCTACTAATTTTATGAACCACTCATTCAGAATTTGTGGATCACTAGGTGGTGTTTTAGCGTAGCCTTTTACTAATAAATGTTGGTGATCTGGTATAAACATATGTACGTCTTTTAATTCTGAATTACCATTCAAAATTTAAGACTATATATTCAATACGTTGGATTAATTGCTTTCATATCGATATTCCCAGACCCCTTAAAAGTTTGCTCCCTCTTTCAACTTTTCTAAGTCTTTTCATATTACCGCCCTTTTCTTCTATTAGTTCATCATATTTATGATCTATTTTCTCATAAACCTTTATCGGTAAAATATCCATACTATTAGATGACTTGGCAAGATATAGGGAAGCTATTTCGCTCTGGTGGTAATTTTCGGAAATTAAGGAAGCATGACTGATCTGATCTTGTATAAGAAATTTTATAAAGTCAAGGGAGACATCCATTCTCTCGGGGTGTCTTCCATCGTAATGTCCAATCTGATAACCCAATATAGTGTCGACAAAAAGTTCGGTTCCTAAGGATTTTTCTTCGTCGTGTATAATAACACTGGATCTACCGAGCGTGAACCTGTTACCCATGTGTATTATGTCCATAGAATCCAATTTAACTCCATCAATGGATTTTATGGCTTCGAGTCTTTCCAGATCCTTTATATGTGTAAGATCTTTTATTTTCATATGGTGTTATTTGCCTCGGAGGACTCCCGTACTGTACCATATTCTCTCATGTATAAAATATAGTACCGGTTTAAAAATAAGCTCCCCAATTCCTATTGCTCCACTAACATTAAGATCTCCCGTCATTATATAAGCAGCCGTAAATGTGGTCAATGTTCCCAAAATTCTATATGTAATCGTTTTTAGTATATGCCTAATTACAGCATCATCTTCTTTTTTAACAGTGATATGGGCTATCCCATTTTCTACCATTAAATTACCCGTACATGATATGTGCCATTTATCTCCGACGTCTTCTATATGGTCTTTGGTGGTATATGTTTTGGAATCTATAATAATATTAGAGACTAAAATTTCACCACTGTCGCTTACAATCCTCCACTTATCTGAATCTAATTTGGACTGGGTGTTGAATCTTATCTGAAATTTTTTATTGGCTCTAGATTTCATAGAATTTTATGAGATAATTATAAACATCGCTGTGTATAGACTCTGGCACATATTCCTTCCATGAATCTGATCCTTTCTTAATGGAATTTCTAATTGATGTTGCAGATATCATTTTTATGTCGTCGGGCGGAAAAAATTCATTCGCCTCGTATCCAACACCCCTGCCCCAATTAACGGATTCTATATCAGGTATTATCATTGCGGTAAGGTCTCTGCCAGAAAAAACCTTTTCGATCAATCTAACCGTTTCCTCTGTAGTGAAAGGGTTTTTTTCATCTGGCTCAATATCTCTAACCATTATTAAAACGGGAATACCCAAATCCAATTTTTGATTTATTAACCAAATGTGGCCAAAATGAAGAGGCTGCCACCTCCCAATAAATACCGCATATTTCTTTTTGCTATTTTTCATAATCTTATTCTTATTTTAGTAGATTAAAAAGTTCATTGACATTTCTATCTATATCTAAAGGATCATTATTTTTCAATATGACTCCAGAACTTGACGCCTCAAAGGGAGCAGATATCCCAGTGAAATTCGCAATCTTTCCATCCATAGCTTTACGATAAAGTCCCTTTGGATCTCTATCTATACAAGTTGATAAATCAGCGTCTACGAAAACTTCTATTAGATTGTTTCCTAGAATCTCCCTCACTGATTTTCTGTTCTTCTCCAGCGGGGTTATGAAACAGGCAATAACTATAATTCCGGAATCATTTATTAGTCTGCACACTTCAGCACATCTTCTGATATTTTCATCCCTATCATTTTCAGTGAATCCCAAATCTTTATTCAGTCCAGATCTGACTGAGTCACCGTCGAGAACATATGAATGAAAACCATTCTCAAAAAGAATAAGGTCCAATCTGTTTGCTATTGTTGTCTTTCCCGATCCAGAAAGTCCATACATCCAGATGGTTTTTGCCCTCTGATTCTTTATGGACTCTCTCATCTCTCTAGAGACAAGTGGATCAATAGGATATAAATTCCTCTCCATATACTAAATTTATATGAATTATATTAGCTAAAAAGATTATGTTCCCGGATTCAAGACAGCTTACCCTTTCTAAAGAGATATGATGGAATTTCGCCATAAACTCCGGTTTCTCTTAGAATATTCCAAAGTGATTCATAGTCAAGCTCTATGAGTTGGACGTGCGAGCTTTTTTCTTTGGATGGATCCCATAAATGACTAGTGGCATCAAAATGTTTTCCTTTATATGAATTCCACGCATGTTCTATTGGAATTGAGTTCCATAGCATCATTATACCCTCCACGTACTTTATTTCGGGATCCAGATTCATGACCTGTGTGGCATTTTTATAGCAGTCTTTTACTCTTAATTTTTTTCGTACCCACTCCTGAGTCAATTCTGGAATAACAGATTCGGGTGAATGAATTTCAACTTGTATAGCAGATCTTCTCTGCCATTCATACCACTCTCTTTGTTTTCCACTGGTCATGGAAATTATCTGATCCAGATATTTGGAATATGCGTTTGGTTCGGAGGAATTTTCATTCAGAAAATCGGAGAGTCTTAGGATCATAGTTTATATATCCGATCATTTCCCCAAGTCATCGTGATATCCATTTAGAAGAGCAAGGATGTTTTCTTTTCCGCCGGGATTTAGGGAATGTACCAAAAAACGAGGCAGATTCATGTTGTTATTCCTGCAGTATTCTGTTAGCCACAAGGCACAGTCTAGTCCTGTTTTGTCGTGATACGAAAATGATTCCCGACAAGTCATCGGGTCATAATGAACGTCAGCTAGGTCATGGTCGAATGAAACAAGTTCCGGTAGTCCTCTCTCCAATATAATGTAAATAAAGGAATCATAACTTCTTACTATTTCCCATTCCCCCAATCTATATAGGGGTTTTATATCTACTGGATATATGTAATTTCCAACTTCCCCCGGAAGTCTGACATCATCAAGAAAGAGATTGTATCACATAAGAATATTTTATACGCAAATGTAATTGAAAAATACTTCTAGAATCTATTGAAGATTTTTCAGATCCTCTGGTGAATCAATTCCATGACTTTTCATGGTTGTAATAAAGGTTTCTATCTGATATCCATTATCGATCCATCTCAGCTGTTCGAGATTCTCCTCTATCTCATTCTTACTTTGAGGAAGAGTCGATAAAATAGGTAACACGTTTTTCTTGAAGGCATAGATTCCCACGTGGATGAATCTTGGAATGGGAGGATCCGTTAAATTTATGGAGAGATTTCTAGTGAAATATGATGTGCCCATTCTGCCAGTTATTACCTTAACAGAATTTTTAGATAGAAGAATTCTCGGGTCATTCTCTCTTCTCATTAGGGTTCCTATTAGACCATCAGATTTCGAAGAATTGATAACGAATAAATTTATTTCTTTTGGGTCAATAAATGGTTCATCCCCCTGAAGATTAACAACTATATCATATTCAGAGCCAATGGATTTTAGGACTTCTGCGCATCTATCAGTTCCTGAATTACATTCCGAAGTCATAACACATTCTCCGAATTCTCTCACGTGATCAAATATTCTTTGGTCATCGGTGCCCACTATTATTCTATCAAAACATTCAGACATTTTAGCCGCTTCATAAACCATGCTGATCATGGATTTACCCTTGATATCTGCCAGGGGTTTACCTGGAAATCTGGAACTTCCCCATCTGGCTGGAATTACACATAGTGACTTCATTAAAATTATAGATTTGACTAACGAATGTTTTCAGTATCCGGGGATTTTATCTTGAAAATACCCAATCCAAATACGTTTGCAGATGGATTTGCTTCGAGAGTGATTTTTTCCATTTGTCTCTGTGTGTTTCCGCCCGTAACGAAGTCATCGACTAAAAGAATTCTTGATCCTGATGGTATGTCAGACTTTCCGGTCTCTGTTAATCTCATAAATCTATCCACAAGATATCTATATCTTTTATGGAGAGGCCCTCCTTGGAATTTTACTTTCTCGCCGGGAATATTTCTCATTATTTTGTCTATATTAGATTCAAGTTCGATTTTAACTCGGGGCTGTAGATTTTCTATTTTATTCCAATACCATTCAGCATCTCTCCACTTAAGTTTCTCAAATGCTCCAGCAGAAACCTTTGGTAATTTTTTGGCCATACCAAAGCTGTCCTGCTGCCTCTCTATTTCAACGAGAATCTCCTCTATAAATATAGGCAGGATTTTAGACGAACTTAATGGTGAAGCTATAAGATCATATCCAACAAGATCCAATTTGGAATTAATAACACCAGTTCTAATCATTTTTCGTGTTAGATCCTCTCCGAATCTCATATATTTAATATCCTCTAGAGTCTTATCCTCTTCATTAGGATAATCCCATAGCGTAAATGTTTTGGTTCTTTTTCCGAGTTCTTTTATTGTGGGTCTAAGAATATTAAAGGGAGGGTCTAATGGAATCCCATATTCTTCGGCTTCCTCTGATTCTATTATTTTTTTAATATGTTCCAATGAAGAATTATAGAGATCCATAAAATACTGTGGTAGTTCACGATTGTCTACCTCCCTACCCATAGAAACATCAATAAAATATTTGCCCATTTTATTTATTATGCGATTAAGAGCGCTAACAGGAACTCCCATCTTAGCCGCTAGGTCATCAATCCAAAGAGAATATTCCCTTCTCTTCCATCCATCACCAAATATCATATTCATTATCTGGTGATCTGGAAGCCCATATTTTCTATAGATGAGTCTATTTTCATTTTCGGTTGGACTATCATCAGCTCTATGAACCCCCAGGATATAAGCAATTGCAGCGGGTTTTCTCCTGCTAAAATGAGCAGCCTCATTCAGATGTTCTGTAGATTCAAAAAATTGTAGGTATGGCTTGATGTGTATCATACAAGTCTATATATCTTGTTATAGCGGATGAAAAATTCATCTGTGATTTGTAGATTTATTATTGCGGCTATTAAGTAATAGGTACACCTGTATGAATCAGTTTATTTTTCACATGTATATCCAGGATTCTCAGTGACGGTAAAGATAATATTTTCACCATACGAATTATACGTGAAAACACCGGTGGGAATTTGATCGTTATTAGCTCCCACCGCTTGTCCCCAGACCATATTAAATCCGGGCTGGGTTGGAGAGAGATAATAGAATTCATATCCTATCTCATAATTTCCAGTCAAATTATTTAAAAGCACAGGTAAATCACCCATTGAAATGGCAGAGTCCCCACCGAGCGCTAAATATGTATAAAATTTTGTATTACCAAAAGTGTACACGACTGGAATCCAAGACTGAGTTTCTGAATATCCATTAACAGAATCTTCGATATTAATACATCTCGGAATATAGGGTCCGCATTCAAACTGTAGAGATGGATCCTCCGCAATGCCGAAATCACCGTACATGGTATCAAGTGTCCATGGGCCCGTTAGCTCTGGTGCACTTCCTGATATGGTCTCCGTATCAAAAAAGTTAGACGCTATGAATATCCACTGCGATCCGTCCCACTCCACAACTAAGGTATTTGGTCCAAATTGGGTTTCGAATTTTGGTGTTCCTGAATAACTTCCAATATATTCCAACCAATAATAAATGGATATTGTTGCTCCACCAAGATCTATAGCTTCAGAAGTAATATTGAGATTGAATATCATATTTATGCCGCCATTTGTAATGTAATCACAAACTGGGGTTGGACAGCATGAGTGTTCCCACATACATCCATCCCAGACCCACGCTCCTCCAAAATAAGCTTCAATTGAATCCCCTATCTGAGGGTTTTTGGGCCATTGTATTTTTGCCATACTTCTTGATGTTTTATTGTGTTATATATATTTATAGAGAATTATTTAGACATATTTCTTTTCTCCTCTGAATTCATCATACAATCTCTTATCTGTGAAATAGGGAGAAAAGTGTTGTGCCAGTGATCCAGTCCGGATTCGTCGGGATCCCTATTTAATATTTCCCTATAAAGAGAAGTGATCCGTCTTATTCTAATATTGTCTCTATAAAGTTTTCCCTCCCTCCATAAGTTATGATAATATTTTTTGGATGAA